TCGTTGACCCAGAACGAATCGACGGTCGGCACCGGGACGGCGGAAGTGTGGTCGGCGCTCGTGACGACCGGCAGCGGGGAAGTGACGATTGCGGTGACATGGCCCGGCGGCGCGTATCTCACCCGCGCCATCGCGGTCGTCACCACGACCGGCGACCTGGAGATCAAAGACACTTCCGTTCTGGATGCCGCCGTGTCCGAAACGGCTGGGGATTTTGTCTTTGGCGCGGCGTGGAACAATTCGGCGATGACGACCGACTGGACGGAGGCCGCGACGGTCGTCGACGAGACGATTGGCGCATTCGTGGCGCATCTGGCGACGCTGGAAGCCGCCGGGACGAATGCCAGCTTCGTCACCGAATGGAGCGTGACGCCGCCCTATGCGTCGGTCGTCGTGGTCGTGGGGCCGGCCTAGATGCCTCACAACGGAGGGCGGTCGCAGATCAACCTGTCAGAAGCGCAGGCGGCTGGCGGCTTTCCCTTCAACAACCACCTGAAGGCCGCGCAGACGTGGTTCGTGGCGTCGGGGGATGGTCTCGCAAGGCCGGATGTTCTCGACGCCAACGGCTACCCGACCGAGATCGTCAGCGATGGCGTCGGGACGGTGTTCTACATCCCGTACAGCCACCGGACCACGACGTGGAAGGTGCGCTGGACCGGCACCTCGGCGCGCATCACCTGCACGGGGGGCTTTGATCAGACCGCGACGGACGGCGAGTTCACCTTCGACCCCGGCAACACCCGCATCGACCTTCGCATCAGGGCGGGGACCGACCTAAGCAGCCTTGAGTTCTTCCACCCCGACGACGAGGCGCTGCTCGACGCGGGGAAGATATTCAACACGCGGTTCCTCGATCGGCTCGCTTATCTCCGGCCCGGCACCATCCGCGACCTCGACGGCCAGCACAATAACATCACCAACATCCGCTATTGGGCGGACCGGAAGCCCCTCGATTACGTCTACTGGCACGGCGATGAACTCCGCGCGTCGATGTACGCGGGGGAGACCACCAACAGCGGCGACGACTATTCCTGCTCGGCGCCCCCCGGTTGGACCGGCCTCGTCGACAAGGCGATCGTCATCGCCCGGATCAATGCCACGTCGACCGGTACCGAGCCGACGCTCGATGTGGACGAGACAGGCGCGAAGACGATCCGCGACCTGAGCGGGAACGAACTGCACACCAACCTTCGCCCTGGCATCGGGAAGACGGCGGCGTTCGTTTTTGATGAAGACCTTGATGTCTGGCTCAAGTTCGGCGGTGGGGTTGCAGACGATCTGAACGCCGCGCTCCGGAATGGACTGCCCTACGAGGCTCAAATTGCCCTCTGCGAGGAGCTTGGCGCGCATCCGTGGTTCTGCCGACCGTATCTGTCCTGCGACCCGATCACCGACTGGCAGACGGGCATCGCCACGCTGGCGCGGGACACTTGCCCGTCGTGGACGGTGCCGCGCTTCGAGATTCCGCCGAACGAAACGTGGAATTCGGCCAACGGCTTTGCGGCGACCGGATACGCATGGCTGAAGGCCAAGCACCACTGGCCGGCGACCGGCGACACCAACGACCATGATTGGGTCGGCATGGTGGCGAGCACGGGCGGGCAGGCGGTCAGTGCGGTCTACGGCGACGATCGGACCAAATATCGGGCCATCGTCGGCGTGCAGGCGCACGGGAGCACGTCACCGACCGCGCGGCTCGCCTCGACGCTCTACGTTTCGGAGAACGGAGGCAGCCCGGCCTATAATTGGGTGCATGACATCGCGCCGGCCAACTACATCCGGGACACCTACACTAGTTTGCAGCGGACGGAAGCTGCGGCCGACTACGACGAGGCGGATGAATCGGGGAAGGCCGAGATCGTCAGAGCATTCCTCGACAGCACGCTCGTCGACCTGGGGGGCAGCCAGTACCAGTTCAGCATCCCCCGCTTCGTCAACACCATCGTCCCCGCCTTCAAGACCTGGGCGGCGGGCTATGGCGTCGGGGTGACGTTCTACGAGGGCGGGTGGTCGCCGGACTACACGGGCAATGCGCTGCTCGACGCGCTCTACGAGGCGTCGAAGGCCGATCCCAAGCTGGAGCACATCATCCGCGAACTGTACGTCTCCCTCGTCGACTTGGGCTGCGAAGCGCCGTCGCACCTGTCGTTCACGGGGGCCAACAACGTCTGGGCTCTCTACGACCCGGACATCTACGCGACCCCGAGCCCGCAGGCCATCGGCATACACCTGTTCAACCGCCGGCAGCGGGCGATCACCCTGACCTGACCGCACGGTGCCGGCGTCACGGCACGCACTCAACCGTCGAAGAAGAGCATATGCGTGAGAGCCCTGAAAGGAGATCGCTACGCCGCCCGTGAAGGCGTGAACAGTGCCCTGGTCGACTTCATCGCGTCGGACCTGCCGTTCCTGAGCTACCAGAAGGCAATGGCGTTCTATGCCGATGCCGTGCCGAGCATGAGCCTTGATGAACTGGCGCTGCTCGGCTGCAATGACCGTTTTTTCCTTCTCACCGGGCTCCTCAACCGGGCCGACGCCATCCACCCTTGGATATACGACCGATGCCGGGAGGTGGAGGCGGAGCCGGACGGGTACCTCGATCTATGGTCGAGGGAGCACTACAAATCGAGCGCCATCACCGTCACCGGGTCCATCCAGGAGGTGCTGGCCGACCCCGAGATCACGATCGGCATCTTCGGCAACGTGCTGAAGGTCAGCCGGCCGTTCCTCGGCAAGATCATGCAGGAGTTCGAGCAGAACGAGTTCCTGAAGCAGGTCTACTCCGACGTCCTGTGGCAGCGGCCGGAGAAGGAGGCACCGTCGTGGAGCCTCGATCGCGGCATCATCGTCAAGCGGAAGGGGATGCCCCCGGAGTCGACGATCGAGGCGCACGGTCTGATCGATGCGATGCCGACCGGGCGGCACTTCAAGCTCCTGGTCTACGACGACGTGATCACCGAGAAGTCGGTGACGAGCCCCGACCAGATCAAGAAGGCGACGGAGCGGCTGGAACTGTCCTACAACCTCGGCTCGGGCATGAAGCCCCGCCGCTGGTACATCGGCACCCGCTATCACTTCGGCGACACCTACGGGCAACTGATCGAGCGGGAGGTCGTCAAGACCAGGATTTACCCGGCGACCGATGACGGGACGATCAAGGGCAAGCCGGTCTTCCTGACGCAGGAAGCCTGGAACGAGAAGGTCAAGACCCAGCGCTCGCAGATCGCGGCGCAGATGCTCCAGAACCCGCTGGCCGGCGCCGAGAACATGTTCCGGGTGCCGTGGCTGCGGCCCTACGAGGTGCGGCCCCGCCGGATGAACGTCTACATCATGGGCGACCCGAGCCTCGGCAAGTCGAAGACGAGCGACCGGACGGCCATCGGCGTGGTCGGCATCGACCCCGCCATGAACCGCTACCTGCTCGATGGCGTCTGCCACCGCATGAAGCTGAGCGAGCGGTGGACCTGGCTCCGGGATCTCTGGAAGAAGTGGTCGAACGCGGTCGGCGTCGAGTTCTGCAGCGTTGGCTACGAGCGCTACGGGCAACAGACCGACCAGGAGTATTTCGAGGAACGGATGGAGGTGGAAAAGGTCCACTTCCCGATCCGCGAACTGAACTGGGTCCGGGAGGGCCAGCAGTCGAAGGCGGCGCGCGTCGAGCGTCTCGAGCCCCACTTCCGGAACGCCAGGTTCCACATGCCGGCGAAGGTCTGGCATCCCGACTATGGCGAGGCGGTGTGGTCGGTGGACGATGGCGGCTCGGTGGTCCAGTACCGGCCCTATGACGGTCCGACGCGGGCAGAGCAGGACGCGATCAACAGGGGCGAGCGCTACCGTCTCCTCTCCCCGATCATGCGGCGGGACGAGGACGGCAACGCCTACGACCTGTTCCGGGTGTTCGTCGAGGAGTTCGCGTTCTTCCCCTTCTCCCCGCGAGACGACCTGATCGACGCGGTGTCGAGGCTGGAGGACATGGAGCCCACGGCGCCGATGATGTTCGAGGATATCCGGGAGGCGGCACGGCCGGCCCCGGTGGATGCGTGAGGCCATGAAGGCCACCGAGAAAGGCAAGGGCGCATGACCGTCT